TTGGACTATCCAAGAAGGTGCTAACGATCTATTTTTGATTAATAACAAATCAGGTAAGAAATATAAGTTCAATATAGAAGAGGTCTAATCAATGGCCATCATATCCAACGGAACAACTATTATCAGTAGTGGTGCGTTGGCTAGTGGTATAGGTGGTAAGGTTTTGCAAGTTGTTACTGCAACAGATACTACATTTAGAGAAACAACCTCAACTTCATTTGTAACTGCGTCAAACACACTTTCAGTTAATATAACTCCAGCTTCTTCATCAAATAAAATTTTTGTTATTGTTACATCAATATCAGAAACAGCTTCTGGTAGAGGTTATTTTACTATTTATAGAGATTCAACAAATTTAGGAACTAGCACTGGTATAACAGAAAATAGATTAACTTGGAATCCTCTTTCAATGTCTACACTAGATTCTCCAAGCTCCACATCTCAACTTACTTATCAAGTTTATTTTAGAAATCTCAGTGGAACAGTTTATTTAAATAATGGTAATACAGGCAGAATAACAGCATTTGAAATAGAAGGATAATTATGACAAATATAATAAAAGCAATACTTAAAATAAATCCAAACGCAGAAGTAAGTGTAAGTGATAATGACATTAATCAAATCACTTGGGAAAATGGAACAACACCTATTTCTAAAGCTGACATACAAGCACAATTACCTATTGTAGAATTTGATATGGCTATGGAAGATTTAAGAACCAAAAGAAATAAACTAATTGCAGAAACAGATTACCTTGCCTTATCTGACCAGACATTATCTACAGAAATGTCAACATATAGACAGGCATTAAGAGATATAACAAATGGTTTAACTACTGTTGAAGAAGTTGAGGCAGTAGTATGGCCAACTAAACCAGAGTAAGGAAAAACAATGGCGATCATATCTAACGGAACAACTATTATCAGTAGTGGTGCGTTGGCTAGTGGTATAGGTGGTGTTAATACTCCATACTTTTCTGCACACAAAACAAGTAATCAGGATATAAATCATTCAACTACAGGAAAACTTACTTTTGAAGCTGTTTCAAGTGAAAGTACATCTGGTGTTTTTGATTTAACTAATAATAAATTTACTGCAACAGAAGCTGGAAAATATTTATTTCAATTTAAAGTAACATTTTATGATAGTGCTAATGAGTTATATAGAGCAGATGCTTATTTTTATGATAATGGAAATCAAAGAAGAAAAAATATTTTTTTTGATAATGCTGGTTCAATTAGAGAAGTTGTTTTAACTGAAACTTGGATACAAGATGTATCAGTAAATGATTATTTTGAAATGTATGCTTTTGTACAAACTAACGACAGTGGTTCTTGTGCTATTGCTGGTAATGCAGATAGTAGTGCAAAAGAAACAGTTTTTAGTGCAATGAAAATTGTAGAATAAGGAAAATAAATTATGCCATTATACGCAAACGGAATAGAACAGGTTAACACTCCAACTTTTTTAGTTCGTAAAAATGGAGATCAATCTATATCAGCAAGTACATGGACTAAAATAACTGGATGGTCAGAAATTTTTGATCCACAAAGTAAATTTTCATCAGATAAATTTACACCAGGAGTTGCTGGAAAATATTTTATTTATGGTTATGTTTATTTACTTGGAATAAGTGGAGAAAGATTTTTAGTTGGTCTTTACAAAAGTGGTACTAGATTTGTAGAATCTGGTTCTATGGCTTCAGCAGCTAATAATTATCCTCAATTAGTTTGTGGTTATGCTGATCTTAACGATACAGATTATATTGAATTATATTTTAATTCTGCTGGTGGAAGTAGTACAGCTTATTCAAGTGGAATTACTGTTCAATGGGGTGGATACAGAATAATCGAATAATATAAATAGTAATAAAAGGAAAAAATATGGCAAATTTAGCAACAAAAGTAAAACTTTATGCAGCTGCAAATGGTGTTTCTAGTGTAAATTTTTTAACTGACGTTTTGTTACAAGACGACTCAGACGGTAATGGACCATACATTAAAGAATGGAATATTTCAGGTGTTACAAAACCGACTAACGAACAATTGGCATCTTATGAAACTGCTGGAAATACTGCTGAGAGTAATACTCAAGTAGATGTAACAAGAAAAGTTGCTTATGGTGATATAGGTGCACAGTTAGACATGCTGTATTGGGATAATGTTAATGGTACAACTACTTGGAAAGATCACGTAGCACAAGTTAAAACTGATAATCCAAAGAGTTAATAAGGAGAAAATAAATGCCTAGATTTAAATTAGTAGATGGTGTTTCAGTTCAGTTAACTGCTGAAGAAGAAGCGGCCAGAGATGCTGAAGAAGCAGCATGGACTGCTGGTGCTTTTGATAGAGAAATTGCAAGTTTAAGATCAACAAGAAATACTTTATTAAAAGATAGTGATTGGACAATTTTACCAGATAGTCCTCTTACAGACGCAAAAAAGACTGAATGGGAAACTTATCGTACATCATTAAGAAATTTAACTAGTGGTCTTTCGACAGTAGAACAAGTAAACGCTGTTAGTTGGCCAACTAAACCAGAGTAAGGAAAAACAATGGCAATAATATCTAATGGTACGACCATGTTAAATAGTGGTGCATTTAATGTAGCATTAGGTGGTTTGGTTTTGTTATCAACTTCTACTGCTTCTAATTCATCATCTGTAGAAATAACAAGTGGAATAGATAGCACTTATCCTATTTATAAAATTGAATGGATTAATGTACATCCTGGAACTAATGATGTTGAGTACCATGTAAATTTTTCTTCTGATGGTGGTTCAAACTATAATGTAACAAAAACCTCTACTGTTTTTGATGCTGAACACAATGAAGATGATAGTTATGCAAATTTATCTTACAACAGTTCTATGGATTTGACACAAAGTACAGGAAATCAACAGATTGGAAGGTCAGCATATAGTAATTCTGATGCTAGTGATAATGGATATTTGTTTTTATTTAATCCATCATCTACAACTTTTGTAAAACATTATATAGCTGAAAATAGTCAAATGGCTACAGCACCAAGAGAAAGTCATTTTTTTATAGCTGGATATTGCAACACAACTTCGGCAGTTAATGCAGTTCGATTTAGATTTGCTTCTGGCAATATAGAAACAGGAACTTTTAAACTTTATGGAATAAAGGATTCATAATGGCAGTAGTATCAAATGGAACAACATTAATAAGTGGTGGTGCTTTAGATAGTGCAGTATCAACAGGAAGTTTAACATTACTTTCTACTCAAACTGCAAGTGCTAGTTCATCAATAGATTTTACTTCTGGGATAGATTCAACTTATGATTCTTATATTTTTAAATTTATTGATATTCACCCGTCAAATGATAATACTAATTTTCAAGTTAATTTTCGTAAATCTGGTGACACAACTTTTACTGCAACAAAAACATCTACTTTTTTTAGAGCATATCATTTTGAAAATGATGGTGGAGCAGGTATAGGTTATCAAACAGGATTTGATTTAGCACAAAGCACAGGATCTCAAAGTTTAATGCCAAATGTTGGAAACGATAACGACCATTGTTGTGTTGGAACATTACAACTTTTTAATCCATCTAGCACGACCTTTGCAAAACATTTTATTTTTAGAGGAAGTAGATCACATCAAGCTGATTTTGCTGTTGAGGATTGTGCAGGTGGATATTGTAATGAAACTCTTGCTATTACTGGGGTTCAATTTACTTTTCTTAATGGAAATATAGATAGTGGAATAATCAAAATGTATGGGGTAAAATAATGGGATTAATATCTAACGGCACAACAATATTCAACAATGGTTCAATGGCATCAGGCTTTGGTGGAAGTTTAGTATTTTTATCAAAACAAACTGCTAGTGCATCTTCCTCTATTAGCTTTACATCTGATATTGATAGCACATATAAGGAATACATTTTTTATTATGTTAATATTCATGGCTCACAAGATAATGCTTTTTTTGAAGTAGGTTTTAGAGATGGTGGTAGTTTGTATGACGCAATTAAAACAACAACCCATTTTAAAACACAACATTCAGAAAATGATGTTTATGCAGATATAGCTTATCAATCTGACGGAGATTTAGCACAATCAACAAGTTTTCAACAATTAGTTAGAAATTCTGGTAATGATAATGACCAATCTGTAAGTGGTTATTTACATTTATTTAATCCCTCATCTACAACTTTTGTTAAACATTTTATCGGTAGAGGTAATTCATATCAATTTGAAGATTTAAGTATGGATAGTTTTGTAGCTGGATATTGTAATACTACAACTGCAATAGATGGAGTACAATTCAAATTCTCAGGTGGTACAATAGATGCTGGAGAGATATTATTATTCGGAGTAAGTTAAAGTATAAATAACTATATATTATATTAAGTGAGGTAAATAATGTTAGATACATATTTTGTTGAAGGTGGTATTGGTAAACATATCATGTTCTCTTGTCTTATTGACAAGTTAGTAGAAAAGGCTGGTGAGCCTATACAAGTGTACAC